GTTGTAAGTACTGATAACATCACGCAGGCTTAGATCTTCACCAGTGGATGCTGTTTCTAATTTGTTTAAAATATCTTTGTATTCTTGGCTATCTACCAATGGATTGATCTTGCAGCGCCACAGGTGTGGCCACCAAGTTGCACTGAAGCCTTCGCTGGCACGACTACAGTCACCAACGATGAAAAATCGTTTTAGAGCCATTGGCACATCATTTAGTGCATCATACTCTTTAAGGTGCATGAGTTCAATCACGTCACCGCTCATGATTTTACGCCCTATCATCTCAACCATGTCATTGATGTGAAACGTCATAAACAATGTTCCTGTGGCCAAGAACAATCCAAATTGCGTCAAATCAAAATCGCTATCGCTGACTTGATATATTCCTCGCATACTGTACACTGTGGTATCGTATTTGCGATCCCTATTTTCCAGGAACAGCACGTCCTGAATGTTTTGTTCACTTTGATTAGTGTACTGCGGTTGTGTTAGGTCCGTAGATCCTTGGTTGGTAGTACCTAGGTATTTGTGAATCAACACACCAGTACCGCCAATTGTAAACATCTCGCTTATTCGGCGATCGTGAAATTTGTAGTCATTGCTATGACTATCTTTCCATAGACTTAAACGTGGCACGGTGTGATCCTTAGTAGCATAATACGTATTTATGGGCTTGACTTTCGGACAGCTATATCGTACAATTAGCAATGGACACATTAGCGTTATATGATCATTCAAGCACAGCCAATGCAATTATGGCGTTTTCCAACATAGAATCTCGTGTTTCCACAATAGCCAACTATAGTAATCGTGAAGAATTATTGAAAATTATTGACACTTGCAACAATCTCATATCAGATCTTACCAAAGAAGCAGTTACGTGCCGCAGGACCAAGCGCATAACAGCTGAATTTGAATCAATTACTCAACGGTTTGTGGATACTGTACGCACACTTGGGGAATTGTTTACTTTTGCAGTACTTTTAGATTCTTGACATATTTCCAATTTGAGTGTATAATTACTATTGTACACCAGGAGCACACATGGCAACAGTAGCCGGAATTAAGATAACTACCAAAGTCTCAAAGAAACGAGATCCGTTATTCTTTGATGAAAAATATACAGGCAGCGAGCCCGAATGGGACGCAGCAAAAGCCGCGGACTATGATGATGATGAATTTGATCACTATCTTCGCCAAAGCTTTTACTATTACAACTATTACTACAGTCAAAAGTCTTGCAAGAAGTATGTAGTTGAGTGGATGAAGACCGCAGACTATACCAAAGAACAGCTTCGCAGTTTTGAGCGTAGCGGAGACAAATGGTTGCCAATGACAGCTTGCAGCTTGATCATGGCGCATAGGGCAGGCATGCCATTTCGTACCAGGCACACAGAATTCCTGCACAAGGCCTTGGCAGAAGTTATTACTCGAGCCAACGATGAGCCCGATGAAGAAGCTGTGGTTGAAGGCAAAGTGGCAGAAGTATATAGACCCACAATTCAGGATCGACTCAACGAAAAAACTTCGGAAACAATTGGCGAGATAGAAGGTGTATTTGATGACATTTGCCAAAACAACAAAGTTGACTTTAAAGCGTACGACTTCCTGACACTAAACAAAGTGGCACAAAGTCAGCTGGGCAAATACGAGACCTTGTTTAAGAACAGACAAGATGAACTTGAACAAGCACAGACCAAAGCTGATCCACAGTTAGTGGAAGGGTACAAACACTTTAAAACTGCAGATTTCAAGCGTATTAATGCATTTATCCACACATTATTGGCTGGTATTGAGCAGTATAGAGAGGTAAAGAAGGCCACAAAGAAGGCCGCAGTACGCAAGGCCCCAAGTAAAGAAAAACTAGTTGCAAAACTCAAGTATGCCAAAGAAGATCGTGTACTTAAAATTGTCAGTGTTAATCCAGCTGATATTATTGGTGCCGCAGAACTTTGGGTTTACAATACAAAGACTCGCAAACTGGGCAAGTACGTTGCTGCCGGATATCAAACCCTGATGGTCAAGGGCACAGGAATTGTTGGATTTGATACTGATAAAAGTGTAGCAAAGACTTTACGTAAACCCGATGAGCAGCTCAAAGAGTTTGCCAAAGCCGGCAAGGTTGGGTTACGTACCTGGCTTAAAGATATCAAAGCAGTAGAAGTAAAACTCAACGGCAGGATCAACGAAGACACACTGCTACTCAAAGTTGGGTAATGCATGTCCTGTTTGTACTAAATACACAAACAGGACATAACATATGGCTACTCTAAAACCTGGATTAAATCCAATAACACAAAGCATTTATTCCGACAACTTGGGCGGTCCGGGACCAATTGCTTTTGACGAATCATTATTAGAACCGTTGAATCTCAAGCGAACTGAGATTGTTGATTACATTAGATTTCGACTAGCTGATCAAATTGTCGATGTTGAGCTGGACAAAGAACACTATGATATGGCCATCAAACAGGCCTTGATCAAGTACCGCCAGCGCAGCCAAAACAGTCAAGAAGAAAGCTATGTGTTCTTGGATCTCATGCCCGAAGTGCAAGAGTATATTTTGCCTGCAGAGATTATGACCGTGCGTCAAGTGTTTCGCAGGGGCATTGGCAGTGTTACTGGAACAACTGCCAGTCAGTTTGAACCGTTTGCAAGTGGTTATTTGAACACTTATATGTTAGTGGCCGGACGTGTTGGTGGCTTGGCTAACTATGAGTTGTTTACTCAGTATCAAGAACAAGCCATGAAGATGTTTGGTGGATACATGAACTTTAACTGGAATCCAGCAACCAAGAAGATCACGTTGATACGTAAGATTCCAAATGCTGGACATAATTATGTACGAGTGTCTACCCTATCATCAAATGGGCTTGCGCAAGGCAGCACAATTACCATTGGAACTGAAGATATTTGGACGGTTAATGTTGGAGACAGCATTACAATCAACAATTGCCGTATTGGTGGATACAATAACTCTTACCAGATTGCCTCGGTAGATGGATTTCGTAAAAGCTTTACAATAATTTCAAAAACAGCACTGCAAGCCGCACAGGTAGTAACTCAAGATCTGCGCAGTACACAGATCTGGAGCAACATGACCGATGCTCCTGCAGAAACAGTGTTGTTACAAGTTTACAACAAGAAACCTGAAATCATGTTGTACAACGATCATTTGATCTTCCCGTGGTTGCAGGAATATGCTTACAGCTTTGCCAAGCGTATTGTGGGCGAGGGTCGTAGCAAGTTTGCGAGTATTGCAGGACCACAGGGCGGATCTACATTGAATGGAGATGCACTCAAAGCAGAAGCAGTTGCTGAAATGGCACAGCTTGAGGATGACCTAAAGAACTTTGTAGATGGTTCTCAGCCATTAACTTGGATAACAGGCTAACATAATTGTTGACTTAATGTTGATACCATGTTAAAATGCTCTGAAGGGGCATTTTTCATGATTATAGGAATTGTTGGTCTAATTGGTTCGGGCAAAGATACCGCAGCAGATTATTTTTGTAACTTTCATGAGTTCCGCCGGGGCAGCTTTGCTGGTATTCTTAAAGATGCAGTAAGTTCTGTGTTTGGCTGGGACCGAGAACTGCTTGAGGGCAGAACTAAGGAAAGCAGAGAGTGGCGAGAACAAGTTGACCCTTGGTGGGCAAATCGTTTAGGCATGCCACATTTAACACCACGCTGGATATTGCAATATTGGGGCACAGAAGTATGCCGCAAAGGATTTCATGATGATATATGGATTGCTGGATTAGAAAACAAACTGCGACATACACAAGACAATGTGGTGATTAGCGATTGCCGATTCCCAAACGAAATACAAGCTATCCGAAATCAAGGCGGTAAAATTATACACATACAGCGAGGGTTCCGACCACACTGGTATGATATTGCAATTCAAGCCAACAGGGGCGCAGAAAATGCAAGACGGTTCTTAGAACAAGAACAAATTCATGCTAGCGAGACTAGCTGGATTGGACAAACTTTTGATTACACTGTTGATAATGATCTTGGATTGGATCATCTATATGCCCAACTTAAAAGTCTGGCACAATATCCGCAGCTTGCCAAGGCAATCGTGACTTGAACACTTCCTGCTGGCAGTTCAAACAAATAGTACGCAGGTTTGCTGAACCATTGTTGCGTAAATTGCCATCTAAATGAAATACCCTTAGTTGTTCTGCAGGGTATTTTGCTTTGAAGTTACATTTTTCACATTGTAACTTTTTTCTATATCCGCCTTTAAACCAAGCTGGCGCTGCCGGCTTGACTTTGCGACCTTTGTGGATACACGACGAACACATACTGCGATAGTGCGTGTTGCCTTCTTTGATATAATTGACTGCTACCGGGTGATTATTGCAAGTAGGGCATAGTTTTCTAATGGACATAATGTATTTATCCAACTGACCTTTGCAAAGGACCTGCAACAGCCCCCTTTTACTTGGTATAAAATAAATAACTACAATATCGTTTTAAAAGGAAAACAAATATGGCCGCATTAGTATCTCCAGGCATTAGCATTACAGTCACAGACGAAAGCCAGTATCTTCCAACAGCAGTTGGTACGGTTCCGTTTGTTTTGTTTGCTAGTGGTGAAAACAAAGTCGTAAACAGTGCAATTGCTCCGGGCACTAAAAAAACAAACGCCGGAAAAGTATATGGTATCAGTAGTCAACGTGAATTAGTAGCAACATTTGGTACTCCTCAATTCCGTCAAAACGCTGCCGGTACCCCATTACATGCCGACGAGCTAAATGAATACGGCCTAATGGCTGCATACAGTGCTCTTGGATTGGGCAATAGAGTTTGGGCAATCAGAGCCGATGTCAACTTGGATGAGTTGGTTGGTACAACTGTTCGCCCAATCGGCGCAGTACCAGACGCTACCAATTGGTTTGATACCGCAGAAACAGCATGGGGCATTTATCAATATGATCAGTTGAATGATTCGTTTGCCAACAAGACTCCAATTGTTGTTTCTAGCTGGGACAATATTACAGTTCAAGCTGGTATTCCAACACCAAATCAAAGCCTAGGTGCCATTGGCGCTTATGCTGTAGTGGTGCGTGATGCAAACAACTATGTATTCTATAAAAACAACCTAAACAACTGGATCCAAGTGGGCGGCCTAGATTGGCAAGCCAGCTTTGCTACTGTTAGGGGCACAGATGCAACTCCGACCTTTACCGGCGCAAGCGATTTTACAATCAACGGCGTGCTAGTTCAGATTCCAAGCGGAACTCCGGATGCGGCAAGTGTTGCAAATATTATCAATGCAAACGCCATTCCCGGCGTAACTGCCGATGTTGAAGCTGGCTTTTTGGCCTTGTACATTACTGCACTAAGCGCCAGCAATGGGGTTGACCCAGATGGCACTATGACTCTAGTTGACGGTACCGGTGGTGCATTAGCTGCGTTGGGTCTTGTTGCAGGACAGTATTACGCTCCTACATTATATTACGGTTCGTTCAATCAAAACCCAGCTTGGAGCACATTTGATGCTATACCAAGACCAACTGGAAGTATCTGGTTGAAGACAAGTGCTAGCGGTAATGGCGCAAACTTTGTGTTAAAACAGTATAATTCCACACTGGCTAGCTGGTCTAAGTTGGCTACCCCTGTGTATGGAACAGGCTATGAAGCTTTGTATGGTATGGATGCCACTGGTGGCGGCGCTGGCATTCGTGCAGGTACTGTATTTGTCAAGTATGATACCAACAATGATGGTAACCTAAGCTTTAAGATCTATTCGTTAAGCACCGGTGGTGCAACAACTGTGGCAGGATCTGCGGCGGCTGGGTTGTTTGTATCGGGCAGCACATTTACTATGTTGGTTAGTCAGCCGGGCACAGATATGCCTACTACCTACAACATCACAATTGATGGCACAAACGCCAGTGCTTTTGTAACAGCTATCCTGGCAGCAGACATTCCAAACGTTAGTGCTCGTGCTAATACCACTGGTATTATCACAATCAGTCACAGCGCCGGAGGCTTTGTTACATTAGTTAATACTTCAGTTGGTACAAATCCAGTTACAATAGCAGGATTTACATCTAGCACAGAAGGTGTTGTTGCAAATATCGTTCCTGGTAGCATTACATTGACCAATTGGCGTCTAGCTCGCTACACCTTTAGTGATACTGAGCCGTACACTGCTCCGGCAGATGGACGTCTGTGGTACTATAGCGACCCAACAGCAATTGATATCATGATTGCCGACACTAGCGGCTGGAAAGGTTACAAGAATGTAGCACGTGATGCACGTGGTTACAATCTGCAAGATACTGATCCGCGTGGTGTTATTGTAGCAGCCAGTGAGCCAGATACCCAAAGCGACAGCACTAATCTAGTGCCCGGCGACTTGTGGCTAGACAGCAGCGATTTGGAAAATTATCCAAGAATTTATCGTTACACCGCAACAGGCAAATGGCAGCTAATTGACAATACTGATCGTATTGGTCAAAACGGTATTGTATTTGCTGATGCACGTTGGGACGGTTTTGACGACGACACAGGCGGCACTACCGATCCTATTACCGGTGATTATCCTAGTGTTGCAGCAATGCAAAACAGTAACTACTTGGACTTGGATGCCCCGGATTACAGGTTGTATCCACGCGGTACTTTATTGTTTAACACACGCCGTAGTGGTTATAATGTCAAGCAATATGTAAGCAATTTCTTTAATGCACAAGCATATCCAAATGCAGTACTTCCTGATGTTACCGCAGCATGGGTTACTGATAGCGGAAACAAAGATGATGGCACACCATACGCCGGACACCATGCTCAACGTGCATTAATTGTACGTGCTCTTAAGGCTGCATTGGATGGAAGTTTAGACATTCGTGAAGAAGGCTATAACTTCAACTTGCTGGTGTGCCCAGGATATCCAGAACTTGTACCTAACTTAATTGCGTTAAACAACGATCGTAGCAACACAGGCTTTATTATTGGCGACTTGCCACTAACATTGCCGGCCACAATCAATGCAATTACCGAGTACAATAACACAACAGCTATCAATCGTGATCCGTATGTTGCATTGTATTACCCAGCTGGTTTGACAAATGACTTGAGTGGTAACGAAGTTGCAGTTCCGGCAAGTCACATCATGTTGCGTACATTTATTCGTAACGACAACGTTGCATATCAGTGGTTTGCACCTGCAGGCACACGCCGTGGCTTAGTGGATAATGCCAATGGCATTGGTTATGTTGATGCAAACAGCGGTTTGTTCATTAAGACCGGCATTAGTGCTAATATTCGTGATGCAATGTATGAACTAAACTTGAATCCAATTACATTACTGTATGGAACAGGCTTGGTTGTTTACGGACAGAAGACACGTAATCCAGTTTCTAGCTCGTTAGATCGTGTAAACGTTGCACGCCTAGTTAACTATCTACGCACAGTGTTGCAACCAATTGCTAATCAGTTCTTGTTTGAGCCAAATGACAAAGTCACTCGTGACCAAGTCAAGCAAGTGGTATCAAGCGTACTAAATGACTTGATTGCCAAACGCGGTGTATATGACTACTTGGTAGTTTGCGACAGCAGTAATAACACATCAGATCGTATTGCAAGAAACGAACTGTATATTGATATTGCTATTGAACCAATGAAAGCCGTTGAGTTCATTTACATTCCTATTCGTTTAAAGAATCCAGGAAGTATCAGAGGAATAGCAGCTTAATGTAGGTATATAATGAAGCGGCTAGTCCGCTTCATTAGCCAGCCAAAATTAGCTAAATAATTGCAATAGGAGATAAGAATATGGCAGTTGCATCGTTGACAAAATTCACAGTACCATTGGCTACAGATCAAAGCGCATCTAGCCAGGGTCTATTAATGCCTAAGTTGCCCTTTCA